AAGTAGCGGATTCGAACCTCGTCCATCTTATCACGCCATGTATATTATGCTAGGCGGGGCCCGCCGTTATCTCGCGGCTGCCACTATTCGTACCAATGCCAGTGGCTATCAGTACGTCCTCGCTAAGGAAAATAAGCGGCTATTCGACTATCTCGAGCAGTGCCGCTTCTTCGCGTTCCACTGCACTAACGTCCGTAAGGAGTTGGTATATGTTCACCAGATAGTCCTCTACATTGATAGGCGGCCCGCCGCTGGTTGGAGACGAGAACGCCGTGGTGAGGTCTGCCGCGCGGGCCTCATGGAGGTACATCACCTCGACGGTGACCCCTCTAACAATGACTATAGTAATCTCTGGTACGTGAGCCCCATCGAGAATAAACTCCTGGCCTACGCTACTCAGAATCCTGAGGTTATCGCTGACCCCTCTCAGTGGGTAGTGCACTATGGTACCGATAGCGGTGATATACGCCCCCTCGCTCAGTTCACCCGCCTGCTTGAGCTCACACTACAGCGCACTATGACACGATTGGGCCTCGATTGGGCTCAGGAGAAGGTGCAGCGCTGGTGGCGGGGCCTACCTACTGATGCAGCTCGCCATCTCATGGCCGGCCTTAGATCTACTATCGACCCCCTACTTGATATATTCAGGAGGGAGCAGGCCGCCTGCGCGTGACGCTGTTACACGCTGTGACGCTGTTGCACGCACCTATCTTGAAGCTGTCCTCTCAATTACGGCGGGCCCCTCCTCGAATAGATCATCACATAGCCGCTGACAATCATATATCACGTACTGACTGACGGCAAACGCGCTGTCTGCTATCATGATATACCCGCCCTCTCCAGAAGGCCTGATTATGCCGCTCCTCTCTAGCTCCTCTGCCTCCTCTATAGTGATGGGGGGCAGGTATCTACCATCCTTTGCTCGTATTGTATATTTAGTTTGCATATGATTTGTTTAGTCTTGTACTGCTTGCCCGCGCGGCTTTCTCTGTAGCCGCACTTATTATCTTATCGTCTAGTCCTCGGAAGTATTCTATATCCCCTAGGGCCATGAAGTAGCCCATCGCTTCTACTAACTCGGGCCTCTCTCGGAAGTACTCTACTCTTCCTCCTCCCTCTAGATACCTCCCTAGTAATATCGCTATCTGTATACCTTCATCATTGGCCTCTATCCATAGATTCTTGAACGCTGTCGTACATATATTAATATCGTGCCCCATCTCTCGGGCCTTTATTAGTGTGTATCTCTCTAGTAAGGCGTATCGTATTAGAATGGGGAGATGGGCCGGGCCATACTCCTCTAACCATTCTGCTATCCCCTCTAGTGCTGTGTTTAGTTTACTCAATGTATTACACGCCCTCTGGTATGGGCGGGGTTGACCCGCTAGTAGCCGCGGGCCGTGTAATTTATAGCTAGGCTACTCTAGCTCTCTATTAATCCTGGAGAATTACCTTGCGGTTGAACCAACTGGGAGCACTTACTTCACGCGCTGCTCCATTAGCTCCTCCATTAGCTCCTGCCCCCTTAGTTCCTGCCTTTTTACTAAAGAGCATATCTAACTCATCCTCGGTCACGAAGGTATCGTCATTCCATGCTTCATAGTCAATTGACGCAATGTCGTCCCCCATGATGATTATATTGCCGTCGGCTGCGGGCTTCTTAGTTTTACATTCAATCACCATCGTGATGAATGGACTGCCATTTCCATGAATACGGTAACCATCAGCTACGTGCTTGGCTATAGTATCAGTATCTTGTGGTCTGAATACTAGATTAACAGTCAGCCCAATGGCTAGCTCACTGGCATCAACGAAGCTACCATTCGACAGGTTCAATTGATAATCACTGGCTCCTACACAAGTGCCAGTTAGCACCGTGTTGCCATTCTTAGGACTAGTAGTAAGTGTTACTTGCTGGGTTTTGTTGCTGCGTGTCAATTTGATTCTGAGCTTCATATTACACCTCGGTTAGTTGGTCTTGAATTAATTAATAAGGCGGGGGCTGGGGCCCCTTAGTGGTGCGGCCACTCTTCTATGCGGCGGGCTCCGTGATATGGCCAGACTTGACGGCCCGTTCCCCCCGCGGGGGCCTTCTTCATCTGCGGGCGTACGAGACACACCTTGACTACTAGCTCTCGATGGCGTGGTTTAATTGCCAAGCTATATAGATAAATGAGGTAGTCAGACATTTCCTACCCCCCAGTAAGTCGAGTTACCTACGCGGCTCTCTATACCATTACGATATACGAGAATAAGCGCATTGCTCTTCTTCGTTCTAGCTAGATAGAGCGTGCGGGTCAGGAACACTACTAACAGCAACACCGTCAAACTATGTGTGATGACCAGCACGGCCACCATGAACATGAATAATGATAGATACGCTACGTAACGCGCATCTAATTCTATAGGCTTCATATAGCTCTCCGACATATGTGGTTAATGAATGGGTACACCCAGTGCCGCCGATTAGGCCGCAGTCGATGCCCTAGTGGGGCACTAGGCCCTTAGTGGGGCACTAGGAGCCCCATTGGCTTATATAACTGACAACTATTAGTATGGGGAAGGGTAGCATCTTATCTACTCCCGATAACTCCTCCCCTACCATATACATCAGTCCTATACATACGGCCACCGGTAGGAATACAATACTAACGTGAGCCGATGCCATCAACACGACCAGCGTGGCCGCCGTTACAACTAGATTGATAAGGCGAGTGGGGCCGGCGTGTAACCAGCGTTGCCACATAGGACTCCTTATCATCCAGATGGTCAGCCAATAGGCTGATAAGAATAGGGGCGTCAGTAACACTACTACGCCGACGAAGGCGGGCCAATTCAACTGGTTTACATTTGTTATAGCTAGATAGGAGCTCATGGCATCTCGTCCGCTACTATTACCTAACATGACTAGTCCCAATGATATACCCCGCACAACGGCCTCGAGATAAGATTCAGTCTTACCATCGGGGGCGGCTGCGGCTACAGGTAACCCAATCGCTAGGAATGGTCCTAGTGATATAGCGATTCCCAGTGCATTGCTGGTCTCGCAGTCCTCAGCCTTACGTCTAGCGGGGCATATTAGGCTGGCCATAACGTAGCTCCCCATACCCAGGATCGTAGTGGCGTGGGGCTGACTATGCAGGAACCATAGGAAGATAGCCGTGATAATGGCTAGACCTACCATCTCGACGCGGCCCCAGCACTGCACTAATATGAAGATGGCCATCATTAATGGCGTCACCCACATATGAGATACACCGAGGTATTGGTCCATAACTATTATGCCTAGACTGGCTATTATGCCCCCAATTAGGCTGGTGATTCGTATTAACAGCGAAGCCGATGCGTCATATCCACTAGTGGCGGTAACTACTCGCATACCAGTGAAGGCTGGGTTACTCATGCGGGCCTCACTGGTTATAGTGCCAATTACCACTATAGCTAATACGCCCATTGCGTTATCGCCGCTTATTAACGGCATAAGCGCCATTAGCAGTATCTCGATACTAAGATATGGTATCAGAGATACTATGAGGGCCATCAACCCTAATATGATTGCCATGACTTACCTACTTAAGGTAATAATGGTAACGTTAATTAACGTGCCGTTACTAACGTTACCCGTTACTTGTATAAACCTACCGCTGCGTACTCCCCTAGCCAGGATAAGTACACTACATCTGCTAGTGCCTACGTCCTCGTATAGAAGGGCGTAGGCATGATTGGGTAGGAGAGGGTTAGAGTATGTAGTGCTCTTAACCCAGGCCCTCCTAATTGTCACGAGGGAGCCATTATGGCGCCTTATATCGCATAGGTCCACTGATATAGGCGGGGGCCCCTTACCTAGTATAAGGGCGAGCATTGTATCTAGCACGTTTTATTGCCTCATTGAACTCGGTCTCGTTAACGAAGGTCATACTATACACTACAGCTTGGTCCCATTCGATGATGGCGTATACGACACCGCCGTGTCGTAACGCATAATTGATGGCCTGCACGTCGAGTGCATCGACGCGTAGGCTGAGGTTAGTTATAGCATAGTAACCAGAACCAGGCTCGGTCTCCCGTAAGGGCTCTCTTAGCTCAATGAAACGCTTCTTGAGCCTAGGGTTGGCTTCACTATCGTAGTCTAGATAGCTACGACGATAGGTGCCCTTTAACTTACCATTCTCTATAACGCCTCGCACAATTAACCACTCGCCTATCTCAGGCGGGGGCCCATCTATGGGCACATATACGTAACAACCTTGCCTATTAGAGGCAAGTAAGGGATCACTGGTTGTAATCACCTGAACTCTATCTACTACCTTGTCATTATTAGTACTACATACGGAAGGCCTCGCCTTCGATAGGTTAGATGCTACGTCACCGAATGCAACTACGCCGGCCAGTCCCATTGCACATAGCATTAAGGCACTTAAGGGTTTTCCTTCCATCGGAAGCACTCCTTGACCGAATAGACTTCTTTATCCCGTACCCAAGACGGTACCTTCTCCAATTCGGACCGGACTACTGGGGTTCCCCAATAGTAATGCCCGTCAGAGAATTGACCCATACATGGATCTTGATCTTTACGACGGGCGCATGATAGACATAAGCTCATTGTTTTTACTCCCCTAATTGTTTAAAAGTACGTATCTCTTCTTTGATACTTTCCTCTGTTCTTTGGGCAACAACTTTTATTGCTTGAGGCAATGATTCTGAAATACTCTTACAGGCCTTGTCGTATCTTTTAACACAAGTCCAGTGACCATAGTAACAGTTTTCAGGGTCTGTTATGTATCTGACCACAAATTGTAACCACTGGCAATTAGTGTAACTAACTTCTGCAACGAAACCGTACGAGAAATCATAAAAATCGCACTCTCTTTTAGAGGCACCGAATGCCTCTAAGACCTGGTTCTGAAACTCTTCAAATGACAGCAGTTGTTTTTCTGCTGATGCTTTACTCTGAAGCTCTTCAAATGACAGCATAACTTTTTGTTGATAGATTAAATCTTGATTACTGATAACTGATTGCTAATTGATTAATCACAAACTATCCGAAAACCATTAAGGAAGTAGCGGTTGACGCGGCGGTAGGTGTCGTAGCGAATCGCGGAACGGCAGAGATTAAGACTGTTGGCCCAGGAACCGCCCCGCATGACAGAATATAGATTATTCTCGTCTTGCAGTGAGTCTGCCGAATCTGCTTTTTCAGTAGATTCTAGACTATTTTCAGCATCAATATTTTCCTCTTGATTATTATCAAGCCAAACGCTACCGTCACTAGGCGCACCGTCATAGTTATCATGCCAAGTATCAGCACACCATTCCCAGACATTGCTGTGCATATCGTACAGTCCGAAGGCATTGGGTGTAAATTGTCCCACGGGAGTTGTTTCGCTGGCGTCATAGTTAGCCAATTCCCTTGTAATGGTTTCCCCAAAGTAGAATAGGGTGGTGGTTCTAGCACGACAAGCGTATTCCCATTCTGCTTCACTCGGTAGTCGGTATTCCCTTCCCGTTAATTTAGATAATCTCGCACAGAACTCAACCGCATCGTACCAGTTGACTTGTTCCACGGGGCGGCGATCACTATTGGGACGGTCTTTAAAATAAGCTGGGTTGAGATCAAGGTCTTGTTTAACTTTTAAATCTGTGCGAGAGGCAACCTCTCTCCACTGGGCTTGGGTGATGGGGTATTTACCCATGAAAAAGGGTGGGACAGTTACTTGATGTTGAGGGTGTTCATCATCAAAACTATATTTCTCATTTGGCGGTGAACCCATCGTAAAAATTCCCCCCGGGATGGCAACCATATCTAAGGTGATGCCATTGCCCAAATCTTCCTCGACTTTAAACTGTCTTCTATTTTCGACGCCCTGTCTAGATAACAGAATTGTGTGTGGTGTAGTCATTTCCTTCTCTCTGTAGTAGAACGATATATACGCCTCTCTATTAATAGAGAGGCGTATATCAGCTGACCTCCGATAAGGTCAGCTAATTACTAGTCCATAGAATTGGCGCTTGCGGCAGGGGCCGCCCACCCTGTATTATCACTTGCTGCATCCGCTGCTGCACGAGCAGCTTGCAGTCGGGAAGTACGTTCCTCCCGCTGGCGCTTCTGCCGATCATTATTCTGAGACCGCGCCTTTGAGAACCAGGCATCCATCGCGGGCTTTGAATCAAAGCCTAGGCCGCTAATAGCGGTCTGATTGACTTCCATACCTAATAAGGAGGATGCGTAGAAGACAATGCTATTGACTTCTTCACCTTTTGCGGTGAGTTCGGATAAGATGGGCTCCCCGACCTCTAAGAGAACGATGACACCCCCTCCTACCATGCCTTCAGCGCCATCAGAGATAATCTCAAATTGGTCCGGTGTTACCCGGACTTCAACTGAGAGACCAGCGAGTTGGTCGTTGCTAATCGGGAAACCCTGGCGGGTAACATTGTTAGTCCGCTCGACTCTGCCGATTAGCCGGACGGTTCCGTCGGAGCATGGTTTGTTCCAGAAGCGTGCTGGTGGGAACTTAGTTGTAAACGCGATTGAGTAGAGTAGTTGCGCTTTGACTGATTCCTGTGGTTTATCCGCTGCCGCTGCCTTAAATGCGTCTATAGCTGAAGTGGCAGTGGTTTTGGCGGTGGTTCCTGCGGTGGTTTTGGCAGTGCGTGATGGTCTCATAGCTAATAGGTAATAGTGATTAATTAGAGGTTATGTCCCTCCGTTGGGGAGTGGCATCGGCTACTTTCGCGGCTCGAGTACCATAAGCCCTCCGCTGGGGAGTGGCCAGAGCAGCTAGTGCAGCTATGGTAGCTATCGCGACTAGTGCGACACAAGCCCCTCCGTTGGGGAGTGGCTAGGGCGGCTATGGTAGCTATCGTAGCTTAAGTACCTCCGAAGGGGAGTGGCTAGTATAGCTAGTGTAACTATCGCATCAATAGCTCTTCTGAAAGGGAGTGGCTAATAAAACTAACGCAGCTCTTGCTGGATCCTTAGGGAGTACTCAACAGATAGTTTATTGTCACCGCTAATAGAATTCGCCGTCACGAGCATAAGCCGCCGCTAGTAACATTCGCTGTCATGAACAATACTGGATACTATCTATCATATGGAGGGGAGAGCTCCACTAAAAGAAAAAGGGGCCAGGTGGCCCCAGGGGTCATATGACCCCATTGTAATTAGAAATCAGGATGATCTTCAGCTTCAGCGAGCTCTAGTTTGTAGTCGCCGAGCTCGAGATGTACATCTGTTGCGATTTCCAACAGCTGCTTGAGCTGGGGGTTCCTGACATGGTTAGAGAGTTGGAACTCACTTACCATATGGAACACACTAACGGGAACTATATCGTCAGGGCCATAACTGGCTGCGTCATCTTGGGTCATAGGAGCCACAGGATCATAGCCCTGGCCAGTACGACGGAAGGCTCCGTATATGACGGACGACATGACAAGGCTCTCGCGAGTGAAGTTGCCCCGTTCGAGAGCGCCGTATGTAAGAGTACGAGCACGAGCCTTTATAAGCTGGTGGATTACCGCGGGTTCCTTAGCTAGTTTAGCGGGCATAAGGTCGGCCATAACCCGAGCAGGAGGTACACCACTTCCTTGGCGATCCGTATCCGCAAGCTTAGTGGAGTTGGCAGAGTAGTATAACCCGTCTTGTGCTGACTTATACATAGGCACGCCAGCAGCCCAGGCGCGAGCTGCTTGTACTAAGGTCGCCATGAAGATCTTAGCCTCAGGGGTATAGCCTCCGAGACCCATGCTTTCATAGACGAAACGCCAAGCTATAACACACGCTTTAAGTGCGTCGGTATCGACGCCGCTAGCGCGATACATACTATCCCATGTCTGGAAGGCAAGTGCGGAACAGATACCATAGCCAACACCTACGGCTACTTTGTAGTGCATATGCACCTCAGCAGCGTCGCTGACGTACTTATCGACAGCGATAGCAGTAGCTACAGCTTTATCCCACTTAGTAAGGGATTTCTTGCCCATCTTATCTTCATAGCTCATGAAGGCGAAGAACGGCAAGTCATCTGCTTCGTAGCAGTAGAAGTAGCCGCCCATGCCCATGAGACTAGCATTGATAGTGAGGGCACTCTCAGTGTTAATACCATACTTGTGAGCATTAATGCCGCCGCACTGATCACCATCAGCATCGCCTTCGTTAACGGCGTGCCATAGGAGAGGGTTGACCGTATAGTGTGCTATGAAGGCATCAGTAGTAGAGAACTTGACGCGGCCGCATAGGATGAAACCCATAGGAGTACGTTGTATCCCAATAACCTGACCTTCTTCGATGCCAAGCATACGCACCATAGGGCAATTGGGGTGCATGAGAATTACAGGCACGCCATCAGCGCTATGAAGCAGCGGGCTATAGCTGGTCTTGACCTTACCAACGACCACATCGCCAGCGCGGGCCATACTTTTCAGAATGCTCTTGGATTTAACCATGGTGTTACACCATGTGCGTAAACCGCGGCTGATCTTAGCGGTCATGGAGTAGATTTTACTATCCAAACCGCTCTGATCTTCAATCCCTACATCAGTAACGTAGGCCAACAGTGTCAGGAGGTCCAACATAATACCAGTAGCGGAGGCGCCAGAGAAGGCACCGAATGCACTCAAGGCCTTACCATTGATATGAAGAGAGACTTCATTACCGTTATTCTGAGCAATGATATCCACTCCATTGGGGTAGACGATAGCAAAACGGTCTAGCAGTTTGCGGTCACTGCCAGGGGCGCTATCAGAAACGTAGTTGTTAACTACACCGATAATGTCCCGTAGATGGTCACGTCCCTTAGTAGTGCTGATGTTAATATGAGCAGCGCAGTCTTTAGATGTGATCATGCTAACTATGGAGATAACGTTATCGTACTTAACCTCCTCCATGAGCGCTTCGCCCCAAGCGCGGTTCTGTAGAGCCACAATACCGATCTGCTCCATAGTCATCTTGGAGAATGCTACAGACTCACGAGGAGTGGCTATCTCGATATCGTACGGCAGATAACCGTATATAACTTCGACGGTCTCTTCGATACGGACGCTGGTATCGTCGATATCGATTACCTTGATGTCGTCGTTAGTTACTACGGAGGAGATGGAATCCCACAAGTCGCGGGCCATATCAAAGGAGATGACCTCTTTAACACTGTTGGCTCGAGCCCACTCAGTAAAGGTATTAGTCTTAGTCATGAGATCAATGACTTCACCAGTAGCATCTATGGTGAGAAGCGCACCCTCAGGAGTATAGGTGCAGCCGCCCTTCTCAATGGCAAACATCTCGATGAGCGCGGGCCATCCCTTAGTGGTCTCGTTATTTAGGATGATATCCCAGGGTTGAGATAGTCCTTCAACGTCATAGGGGAGAGTGGTAAGCTTCTTCCCTAGACCGCGGAGTTTGAGGACTTGGTCACGCCCGACCATCTCGGTCTCAAGTCGAATAGTGACGCTATCAGCGCGGCCCTCGACACCATTACGTGTGACAGTCCCCCCTATTACGCGAATGTCCTGCGCGAATGTCTCGTTTTTGACGATGCAGTACTTGCCCTTCATAATACTGATGATAGGGCTACCAGGAGCATAAACCTGGCCCTCTGCCTTTGCTATCTTACCTTCTATGACTTCCATGAGCTTACTCGTGACGTCATCTAGATCAGCAGCCATAAGAGCGCGGACTCCGCTAGGAATACGAAGTACGTGAAACTCCTTAGTTATGGTCTTCGGTACGGTGTATTCGAACTCAAGGTCGCGGCATATAGCAGCAACACCGCTGCCAAAGCCAAAGCGGCTATTGGTGAATGCGGTGCGTAGATAGAGACCACCACCACAACTATAGCTACCATCACCTAAATCAACGCGAAGTAGGCTATCACGACGACCTACCACCTCAGCACGGGTGTATTTACCCGAGCTAGGTGGACGGTTGTATACCTTAGTGGGCTTGCTGAAATCATGGATGGAGTATATCTTACCATCCTTAAGTCCGAGGAACATGGCCTTGGCGCCCTTACCTACAGCGATCCATTTCGCATTGTACTTATCAGGTGCTGCTATGATGCCCGCCTTGAGCGACAATTCGAGATCGCTGGGAGCAAGATTAGTGTTCTCTACTTGTAGGAAGGGGAAGGCCTTATCCCAAGGCTTGAACACGATAGGACGAGTCATACCGCGATTAATCTCAAACAGAGATTGACCCTCTTTAGGCTGAGCGCCGTAGTTGATGTCCTCGCGCCATAGATTGGTTATCTCGTTGAGGATAGCACGCGCACCAGTGGCGTTATACGCTACCTTCATACATAACGCTACAAGGACTACACGACCACTGTAGTCTTTGCCTCCTACTTTAACTAGCTCATTAGCGATGCGACTCTGACGACCGTCATTAACGGTACTGCTATTAAAGTTGAAAGTAGTGTTACGGTTATTACCCTTGATGACAACACAGGGGCCCTCAACACTAACAATACGGTGTTGTTTAATACACAAGCAGCCTACAAGAGCAGCCAGGTCATCACCAGACCACGTAGCTAACTTAGTGAGGAAGTGCTCACTATACATGCTAACTAAGCATTCGGTCTTAGTAGCATAGGTATGCTTGTTGTCTTCATAGGGAATAGACTTAGTTACACCTAAGTTAATGACCTTAGGATTCAT